AACAAGCGGCTCGATGATACCAATAGCCGCCTGACCCGCTTAGAGGCCAAAATCGATCACCTCGAGCAACTTTTGGTTTCATATGCGCTCGACGTTGCCCGACTCAAAGAAAAATTCGGCATGTGAAGTCTTTGCGGTGCGCCTCTCCGCGTGACGCAGAGCGTCTGGCTGGTAACCGGAAGGGCCGGTACGCAATCCGGCCCAACATGGCACATTGCGGCGTAACCGCCTCATATTCCCGGCCCCTGCGGGGCCATCTGCATGCCCGGCTGCGGCATCTGCATGCCCGGCGGCGGCCCGCCCCCTGGCATCGTCTCGCCCGGTTCGGGCCGCTCCGCGGCTTCCGCCGCGGCACCTGACGCCATAGCGTTTACCTGCGCCTGGAGTTCCGCAACCTGCGAACGCAGCAGAGCGATGTTCTCGCTCGAGCTCAACTGCGCCTCGAGTTTCACCAGATCCACCTGAGCGCGCAGCGCGGCCTGGCGGTCGCTCGATTCGATCTTCATCCGTTCGATCTCCGCTTCCGATTCCGCCTCAATCTTCTTGCCCCTGATCTCGTCTGCCTGCTGCTGGAGGATCTGAGTCATCTGCTCGATCTGCTGCGCCTGCTGCTGGTTCTGTGCGGCCAGCAGCTCCTGCGGCTTCTGCTGGCCGTCCTGGGTGAGCGCGGGAGGCATGGAACGCCTCAAGCGTTCTGCTATCTTTTCCGAACCCGCGAAGTTCAGATTGTCGAAGACCACGTCGCCTGCGACTTGCATGAGTTGCGGGAAATTCTGCGCCAGTTCCGCCAGTTGCGCGGCGGTCTGCTCACGCTGCGTTTTGAAGCTGGGGCCGATCTTCAGCCTCACGTCGTACTTGCCATTCGCGAGGTCGTAGCACCGGACCGCGCCGTACTCGTCGCGAAACGTCTGGTTCACCGCGACGATCTTTTCCTTCATGTCCTCGCCCAGGATTCGGACCATCCTGGGCGTGTCGTAAATCTTCGGGATCAGATCTACCAGGATGGCGCCGCACTGCAGGATGGCGCGGTTCAGGTTATCCACAAAATGGAAATTGCTGAGTTCCATCTGGCCCTGGCGCCGCTGAATAGCGATCCCTGAAGTCTCGTTCGACTGCGCGCCCAGCGATGCGTCGTAGACGTTCGTCGTGGCCTTAATATCGTCGGAGGCTTGAGCGGCGCCCATCGTGAGCGCCTGAATCGGCGGCTCCGCAAGGTTCCGCTGCGGCATGGCCGCCGGATTGCCCGCGATGTCGAGAGGCTCGTACTCGAGGTACGCCCATGGGACAGAATTCGCAGAGCGCCAGCGGGGATCCTTGAAGATGCCTTTAACGCCTACCCAGGGCGCTTTCGTTCCCAGCATGACCACTTCAGCCTCGCTCGAGCGGTAGAAGTTATAGAGCTTCTGCGGATCGCGCGCGAACCGGATAAGCGAGAACAGGTATCGCTTGTTCTCGATCCACATCTCCTCGCCGAGTACGGCCAGGATCGGAATCCACTGGCCCTTCCATTCGGTTTCATCGAGGATCTCGACGCCGTTGAGACGGCACATTTTGACGTGCCGTATCTGATCCTCCCGTTCGATGCGCGAACCAGTCTCGTCCATCGCGTAAGTCATGCCGGCGGGAAGTTCAGTGGGCAACTCCGAGGCGTACTCGTTGGTGACCGTTCCGTCAGGCCACTGGATCGCAACCAGGGTTTTGGTTTCAACTTCGATATACCAGTAGCGCGCGACCAGCACGCCGTCGTCGCCGATCCAATCGGGGGCCGGGTTCGTCAGGCCGTCGAAGAAGTGCTGTTTCGCGACTTCGCTGTCCCCGAATTCCTCATCGTACTCGTCGCGCGAGAGCCACTCGAGTTCAAAGGCCCATCGCATATCGCTCTTATCTGCTTCCTTGGCATAAGGATCGATCAGGACCGCGAACTGGTTCGTGATCCGCTCGATGCGCAACTCCTGGTCGAAGGTCTTGTTTCCGCAGTAGCGCGTCGAAACTTTGAAATAGCCGAAGCCGCCCTTGGCGCTCTGTTCGAGTCCGGTTTCGTAAACCTGATCGGCCTTCGAAGCATACTCGACGTGTCGGATCATGCCAGCGATGATTTTCGCCGTGTCCGGATCGCCCGTAGAATCGACTGGGAGAACCTCGAGGTCGGGCTTGTTCATCCGCGCCTGGTTCGACAACTGATTGAGCGGGCCAGTCAGTTTATTGAAGGTCAAACAGGGGCGGCGTGCGCCCTGGCCCATCGCATTGCGCTGCGCGACGTCCGCCTGGTCCCACTGCTGGCCGGCGGCGAATTGCAGGTCGATCCTAGCTTCTGTGCGGATCTCACGTTCGGCCTCTTCGGCCAGCTTGAACCGCGCTTTCGCGGTTGCGATCAATTCTCTTTCGGCCTTACTGGTTGCCACGGGTTACGAAACGTCGCCCCGCATGATCTGCCGCGCGGTTTTGCGCGGCCGGGCCTTCCCGGCCATCCGCAGTGCGATGGCTACGGCCTGAGCCCGCGGCCTTTTCGCTTTGATCTCCTGGCGGATGTTTTGGCTGATCGTTCGCTGGCTCGAACCTTTTTTCAGTGGCATGTCACCTCCGGTTGTGGACGATATCGGTCAGGCGCGGCATGTTTTTCAACTCCGTTAGTTGCGCGCGGTATCGAAATGCGGTATTATTGTATTTGATGAAGGCGCGTGAAGTAATCCGGTTGCTTATCCTCGATGGCTGGAAAGAGATCCGGCAAAAAGGCAGCCACCGCATTTTCGAGCACCCAACGAAACCTGGCCTGATCGTCGTGCCGGATCATGCTGGCGTGGATCTGAAGACAGGAACGCTGAATGACATTCTCAAGAAAGCAGGATTGAAGCGATGAGGTATACGGTGATCTATGAACACGGCCCCAACGAGGAAGGCCGCGAAACATGGTCGGCTTATGTGCCTGATCTGTCAGGCGTCGTAAGCGGTGGTCAGACGCGCGCGGAATGTGAGGCGATGATCCGGGAGGCGATTGAACTCTATATCGAGGTGATGCAGGAACAGGCCAAGCCTCTCCCGGTTCCGAGTTCCGAAGCGGGCGTAATCGAAGTTGCCGCCTAATTGCCATGACCCGAAACCTCATCTCGCGGGTTATGCGTGAGCTTGCCAGACGCCGATGGGCGAAGCCAGGCGCAACGAACCCCGGACGGCCGAGACATTCTGATCGTTGTCACTGCGGCAAGTACACCAAACATACAGCGGAGATCCGCAAGCATACCTGCTGACCTCACCCCATCCAGGAAGCGCCGCCGCCGAATCCCGGCTCGTCATGTGAGTCCGCATTGGCGGGCTGCGGCGGCACAAAGGCCGCGAAAGAGAGCGCAAGTGCGTCTCCGTAATCGGGAGACGCGATGCCGCGCTTCACCATGGCCTCCTTCGATTCGATCACGAGCTGCTCGCTCTTGTTCAGATGGTAGCCGGGGCCCGTCAAGTCCGTTTCGAGGATATTGTCGGCGGGAATCGCGCCCTTGAGCAGCCATTCCTTCATGCGGCTCCACATATAGGCGCGCATGTTGGCCTGGTGGCGGTCGTGCGACGGAGCCCCAAAGTTGACTTCCTGGACATTGTCGTAGCCCATCGCGCGAAGGCGTTCGACGTAAGGCGAACCGAAAGCCGAATCGACAAACATCATTGCGACCCGGTGCGACGGCCGCTTATCGCTCAGGATCTCCGTCAGCTTGGCCAGCATCACCGAGCGGTCGCGCGTATCCTCGCCTGGGATCCTGATCGCGGGAATGGTTCTGGCGTCCAGACCCCGCCTGAACGCGATCACGTTCCAGGCGCCGCTGCCGCCGGCATCACGGCGGGCGACGCCGGCATCGCCGCCATCGCTCCTGGCTCCGGGCATGGAGAACATGCCCCCGCGGCCGGCGACGTCGAATCCAGCGATCAAGGGATCGTCTGGAAATGAAGAGGCTTCCCGCTGCTGCGCCTGCCAGACTCGCTCCTGGTCGATGTATTGAAGCTCGCCGGCTCGTGGGGCGATGCCGCGGACGCGGACACGGACGAAGTCGGAATCTTCGCCATAATCCCTGATCCATTCCTCGAGCAGAGCCTTATTCGTGAATTGTGCGGTGCGGCTGTCGATGATCCTCTGGCTCCAGCGGTCCCGTTCCGAGCCGAAGACGATACGGTGGAATTTGCCCGTATTGCGCGTGGGATTGCCCCAGCAAAAAAACATCGGCTCGCCATCGGTGAGCCCGCCCTCTGCCGCGTTCCAGATCTCATCCGGTATCGCGGAGGCCTCATCGAAGAGATACCAGGAAGTGCTTCTCGCCGCGTGCTGGCCGTGGAACGCTTCGCTGTTCTCCCGGCGGCACGTCTGGGCGCATACGAACCAGGATTCAGGCGCCGCTTTCGCAACGATGCGCTCCTGCCCGGGGACGAACCAGTGGGAAGTGATGCAGAGCCTCGTCCACTTCAGGATCGCCGGCCAGGTCTTGGTGCTCAACTGCGCGAACGTATTGGAGGTGACCGTGCCCTGCGAGTTGGGCCTCGTGGACATGATCCAGTTGGCCAGCCAGGCCGAAGCGGTTGACTTCCCGATCCCGTGACCCGAGGAGATCGCCTGCCGGATCGGCAGTACGCCGTTTAAGCCGTCGAAGCCGCGGCGCCGCACCTCGCGCCCGATCTCCTTGAGCAGTTCGGTCTGCCAGTCGTCAGGGCCGTCGTAGGACTCGAGGATCGTTCGATTTTCTCCCCAAGGATACGCGGACATGACGAATCCGTAAGGATCGTCCCTGAACTGCGAGACGAAGTCGGCCAGATCCGATTCCGCGCCTGCCGCGCTTACGCTAGCTGTCTCGACCATGATGCTGGAAGTCGTCGAGCGTGTCGCATCCGAACCGCACGTAATGCTCCGCGGTGTCCTCGTCCATCTCCTGGCTCACGCCGCTAATTGCGTACCATGCCTCGCACTCGACGCCATCCTCATCGAGCAGGTTGCCCGTGACGATGATCTGCAAGTCATCATCGATCGGCTTGAGCAGCTTTTTGAGTTCTCCCACCGTCATGATTATTTTTATGACTGCGGACCCGCCGCGGGCTCGCACTTGATGTGCTTGAAGGTCCAGACCCGCGGGGGATTCGTTTCGGTTTCGGCGTGATGCACATCGCTTTGCGGGTTGCCGCGGCGCGCACGGCATCCGAAGTCATCACCGTGGCTTGCGAGCACAATACGCATCAAGCGCCCGTCTTTACGGCGTATGACGAAGGTCGCGTTGGGGGCGTTTCGAAGCTGCCGCACACGTATGGCGTCGGCCATTTCTACGTCGCCGTAAGGCGAAAAAACCGGAATTTTTTGCTGGCCAACCGGCAGCACAACTATAGTCTGACGGAGTGGAAGTGCGGGCTATTGTCACCGTTTTCCGGTCACCCGGCCCGGCGGGTCTATTTGCGAACCTGCGTTGGATTTTATGCTAACACTGAAGACCAGTGGAGGAAACCATGGTTTCACTGAGAATCGTTTTATTTCTGCTTGCGCTGGTTGCATTTCTGCTGGCCGCAGTCCAGGTTCCAACTCCGCGGGTCAACCTGATCGGACTAGGACTTTCTCTCTGGGTTCTGGCGCTGATTGTGTCCTGACATGACGTCGCAATTCGGTTAACGTGAGAGGGCGGGCGCCGCATGGGAATACGAGCCCGCCGAAAGGGAAACATGTCCAGAACAAAACCAGCATACGCGAAAAGTGTGGCGCGCGCACCACAGATTGCTTCGGGGGAGGAAGTCCGGACGGACTATGTAACGAAAGCGATTGCCGCTGCGCGCCTTGGCCTGAGCGTTCGCCGCGTCCTCGAACTATCGGCTCAGGGCGCGATCAAACGGCAGCATGTGACCGATCCGCTCACCAGGCGCCGCCAAACCGTCTTCCTGGCGGCAGACATCGACGTCCTGGCGGAGCGGCTTGCTCAGAACGGCAATTACCGGATGGCGATCTATCACAACGGTGCGACAGGGGCGGGCGAAGCGGCCGCATTGCGGCCGCTCCAGACAGTTTCCGCCGCACTTCCAGGTCCGTCGGCGGTTCTGGCGCCGCCTGACCGTCCCTGGCTCACGGTGGGGGAAGCCGCGGCCTATTCGGGGTTGCCGGCCAGCTTTCTGTTGATGCTGATCGCGAAACGCTGCCTCGCCGCTTTGGACGTCGGCATACGCCCCGGAGGCCGCTACCGGATCGCCAGACGCGACCTGGACGGTATCCAGCCACCGCCGGCGCGCAAGTTCATTCGCAGGACCAATCCGTAAATCGGGGGTGAATCGGGGGTGCTCCCAGGCTCTGAAAGTGCTATCTGACTATATCTTCGCTGTCTCTTCGCTGTAAGTGTCACTCCGTAGTTTACCTGATTTGTTTTGCAGCTCTTGCCTTCACCGGTGAGACGGCGTAGCCTGGACATGTCGCGCCTGCCGTTATTGCGCGAAATTTTGATAGGAACCGAATCCCTGCGTCCGAGTGTCAGCGCCTTCAGTGAGTGCTCCCGGCAGAGAG